GCAAGAGCATATAATAATGCATGGGTATTATGTGAAGTAAATGATGTTGGTGATGGTGTAGCATCTATTCTTAATTATGATCTTGAGTATCCAAATGTTTTGATGTCTGCTATGAGAGGTAGAGCAGGACAAATTATAGGACAAGGATTCTCTGGATCTAAAACACAGTTGGGTGTTAAGATGAGCATTACTGTAAAGAAACAGGGGTGTGCTAATTTAAAACAAATTGTTGAAGATGATAAACTTCTGTTTAGAGATTATGAGATTCTTAATGAATTAACAACATTCATTCAAAAGAAACAATCATGGGAAGCAGATGAAGGATACCATGACGACCTTGTGATGTGTATGGTTATCTTTGCATGGTTGGTACAACAGGAATATTTCAAAGAAATGACAGACAATGATGTTCGTCAAAGAATATACGATGAGCAAAAAAATCAAATCGAACAGGACATGGCACCCTTTGGTTTTATAACAACTGGTTTAGAAGGTGATGAGGGATTTGTAGATGGTGACGGGAATCTCTGGGAGTATGGACAAACACAAGAAGACGTATCATACATGATGCCCTATTAGGGTGGAATAGTCAATTAGAATAAATAATTCTAGATTAATATTGGTAAACCTAGAGGAGTTTTAAACATGGCAAGTCAAGTCTCGCCTGGAATCATTCTTAAGGAACGTGACCTATCAAATGCAGTTATTGTAGGTGCATCACAGATAAAAGCGGCTACTGCATCAACCTTCCAAAAAGGTCCTATCGGACAGGTGGTTAATGTAGCATCGCAGAAAGAATTTCTTTCAGTCTTTGGTGCTCCAGTCGAGGCTAATGCAGAAGATTGGTTCGTTGCTTCAGAATTCCTGAACTACGGTGGTAGATTAGCAGTTGTTAGGGCAGCAACTGGAGTAAATAGTGCATCTGCTGCTGGTGGTGCAGTTCTCGTTCAGAACGACGATGACTGGAATGCTGGTACTGGTAACGGCAACTTATATGTTGGACGTACTGCTGGTACATGGGCAAATGATCTATTAGTTGCGGTTGTTGATCGTGGTGCTGATCAGGTAGTTACATTTAGTGCTACACCTGCTGGTTTATCAGTTGGTGATACATTAACATTTACAGGTGGAGCAACAGGTATTGTTTATACATGGGATCCTGCTACAAAGAAAGCAGCGATTGTATTAGACGATCCTTCATCAAGACTTAATACTACTAACACTCTAGATTCTCCTGACACTGGTGTTGTTTCAGCAACAAACACATTAGTAGGAGGAACAGGTTATGTAACAACTGCAGATGCTGCCACAACTGGTGGATCAGGAACTGGATTGACAGTTAATGCTACTGCTGGTACTGGTGCTGCATTAACAACAACCTTAACTGCTGGTGGTACTGGATACGTTACTGCTAATGGTGTTAACACCACAGGTGGAAACGGATCAGGATTAATTGTTAATGTAACATCTTCTGCTGGTGCTGTTTCAACAGTTGCTATTGCTAACACTGGTGATGATCTTTATCAAGTTGGTGATGTAATAACAATTGCTGGTGGTGGTTCAGATGCTACCTTCACTATTGATACTGTTCAAGGTCAGATTACTGCTGTTGCAGTTACTGATGGTGGAACTGGGTATGTAGTTGGAGACAGTGTTACTATCACAGGTGGTGGTGGAGATTCTACTTTCCAAGTTGCTTCTGTTGTAGATACAAATATTAGTCTTACTGAAGTTAAAGACTGGTATACAACTACCGAGATTGGTAATACTGGTTTATCTTTAGGTTCAATTGGTCCACGTCCTGGAACATCTCAATATGCTGCTGGTAAAGGAGTATCATATGACGAAGTTCACATTGCAGTTATTGACGTAACTGGAAACTTTAGTGGTGCTGCCAATACAGTTTTGGAAAGAATCCTCTATACTTCCAAGTTAACTGATGCAAAGAATACAGAAGGTGCTGCTAACTTCTTCAAAGATGTAGTTAACGCACAGTCTACTCATATCTTTGTTGGTACAAACCCTGCTGCTGTTACCAATCCTGGTAGTGGTGGTGCTGGTTCTGCTTGGTCAGTTGATTCTACAGGTCTAGCATCTGGAACCAAGTTCCAACTTGCTGGTAAATTAGAAACTACTTTATCTGGTGGTACTGATGATTATGCATATTCAACTGCCGAAATAGAAGGAGCATTTGATCAGTTTGGTGATACAGAAACTGTTGATGTTGACTTCATCCTAATGGGTGGATCACTTTCAACTGAAGCAGACACCAAAACAAAAGCAGGAAAAGTAATTGCAATCGCATCTTCTCGTAAGGACTGTGTTGCATTTGTATCACCTCATAAATCTAATCAGGTTGGTACAGCAGGTATTCTTACTGCAACTCAACAAAAAGAAAATACCCTCAACTTCTTTAGTGGATTGACATCAACGTCATTTGCTGTATTTGATAGTGGGTACAAGTATTATTATGATCGTTTTAATGATAAGTATCGTTACATTCCAACTAACGGTGACATCGCTGGTCTTTGTGTAAGTACATCTTCCGTTCTGGATGATTGGTACTCACCTGCTGGTGTTAATCGTGGATCTCTACGTAATGCAATCAAACTTGCATACAACCCTAACAAGGCAGATAGAGACGAACTTTATCAATCAAGAATTAATCCAGTTGTTACATTCCCTGGTACAGGTGTAACACTATTCGGTGACAAGACTGCATTGTCTTCACCATCTGCTTTCGACAGGATTAATGTTCGCCGTCTCTTCCTCAATCTTGAGAAGAGAGTTGGTGATCTAGCAAAAGCAGTTCTATTTGAACAAAATGACTCGACTACCAGAGCATCATTCTCCAGTGCAGTAAACTCTTACTTATCTGAAGTCCAAGCTCGTCGTGGCGTTACTGATTTCCTTGTGGTATGTGATGAATCAAACAATACACCTGACGTAATTGATCGTAACGAATTCGTTGCTGAACTGTTCGTCAAACCTACTCGTTCAATTAACTTTATCACCGTTACTTTCACTGCAACCAAAACAGGTGTTGCATTCCAAGAAGTAGTTGGTAGATAATAATATAAAAGGTAATCAAAAATGACAACAAAACTAAACAATTTTCTTTCTAAAATTGGTGAAGGCGTTAAGCCTAATATGTTTGTGGTCGATATTAGTTGGCCACAAGATCTAGATAATAGACCAGAGGGAGATAATAGAGAGTTAGTAAACTTACTTTGTAAGTCTACTGCTCTTCCAGCATCAAACATTGGTGTAATCGAAGTTCCTTTTAGAGGAAGAACGGTTAAAATTGCTGGTGACAGAACATTCGATACATGGTCTGCAACATTCTTTAACGATAAAGACTTTAAGATTCGTACCTACTTCGAGAAGTGGTTGGAACAAATCAATACTCATGAGTCTAACAATGCTCCTCTATTTGTACCAACAAATAGTAATGCAGGATACATGGCATCTGTTAAAGTTAAGCAAATGCGTAAGGATGATAGAGAGTCAGGATCTATACTACGTCAGTATGATCTACTACATGCATTCCCAACTAGTGTTTCACAAATTGATCTTGCTTATGATAGTAATGATCAGATCGAAGAATTCTCTGTTGAATTCCAGTATTCATACTGGACTTCACCTGCTTCACCTGAATCAAACTTGAATGCAACAGTTGCTTCGAACGCAAATACTACCTCTATCACAACCTGATAAATAGTAGTATCGCAAACTATACATTAATGTTATGAGTCAACTGTTTGGATTTTTAATTAATAAGAAGGGGGATACAAAAGGTCAATCACCTATTCCCCCTAATAGTGATGATTCCGTATCCACTGTAGCAGGTGGATATTTTGGTACATACGTTGACGTTGAAGGTGTGTCTAAAAATGAGTATGAACTCATTAAAAGATATAGAGATATGTCACTTCATCCAGAAGTGGATACTGCAATAGATGAAATCATCAATGAGTTCGTTGTAAGTGATACTAACGAACCACCTGTAGAAGTAGAGTTATCCAAGTTAGATCTTGGAGCAAATATTAAAAAGAAAATTCGTGATGAGTTTGATAGCATCTTAAAGATGTTGAACTTTGATAAAGGTGCTCATCAAATTATTAGGAATTGGTATGTGGACGGTAGAACATACTACCATAAAGTTATAGATTTAGAAAATCCTAAAAAAGGTATTCTTGAGTTACGCTACGTTGATCCACTCAAGATTAGAAAAATTAGACAAAAGATTCAAGACCCAGAGACGAAAAGGAATCCACACAAGATTAAAGGAACAGCATTAGAATACGATTGGGGTGATTACGTAGAATATTATCAGTATAAACCTAGAGGTTTTTCTGGTTCTATGAGTCTGCCTAATAATTCTGCTTCTGATTTTTCAACAGCAGAAGGAATTAAGATAGCAATCGACTCTATTGCTACATCAAATTCTGGTGTAACAGAACTGAATAAGAAGTATACTTTAAGTTTCTTACATAAGGCAATTAAGTCACTTAACCAACTTCGAATGATTGAGGACAGCCTAGTTATCTACAGGCTTTCAAGGGCACCTGAACGCAGGATCTTCTACATCGATGTCGGCAATTTACCAAAGGTAAAAGCAGAACAATACTTGCGTGATGTAATGGCACGTTATCGTAACAAGTTAGTTTACGATGCTAACACAGGTGAGATCAGAGATGATAAAAAGCATATGAGTATGCTTGAAGATTTCTGGTTACCTAGAAGAGAAGGTGGACGTGGAACAGAAATTACAACACTACCAGGTGGACAAAATTTAGGAGAACTTAAGGACGTTGAGTATTTCAGGAAGAAGTTATACAACTCACTCAACCTTCCTCCTAGTCGTCTAACTGATGACAACAAAGCTTTTAATCTTGGTAAGACTACCGAAATACTTCGTGATGAACTTAAGTTCACCAAGTTTATTGGTAGATTACGTAAGAGATTTTCTGCACTCTTCCATGATATCTTAAGGACTCAATTAATACTTAAGGGTATCATTGCTCCTGAAGATTGGGATGAGATGGAAGGTGGTATTCAATACGACTTCCTTTTTGATAATCATTTCAATGAATTAAAGCAGCAAGAGTTACAACTTGCTAGAGTTAATCTAGTTACTCAAATGGATCCATTTGTAGGTAAGTATTTCTCTGTAGAGTATCTACGTCGTGAAATATTACAACAGACTGACAAGGAATACAAAGAAATTGAGAAACAGATTCAGCAAGATATCGATAGTGGCATGGCAATGAACCCAGTTGATGTTACTAACTTTGATACAATGGATCGTCAAAATGCTGCCTATGCTCCAGAGATAGAAGCACAGTCTCAAGAAGACCAAGCTGCTATTGATCAAGCACAAGCAGATGATGATCACAACAAAGAAATGCAAAAGATGAAAGCAGCACCAAAGCCTAAAGCTGCGTCATCGACTAAATAATTCTTACACTTGTATAAATTATGGATAAACCATTAGATTCTGAAGTGGTCGATATTGTTGACCTCCTTGCCGATAAGAAGAGAGCAGAAGCTCTGGATAAGATAAGTGATTATCTTTATTCTAAAGCATCGGATGTTATTGATACTTACAAGCAAACTGTAGCATCATCATATTTTGATGAACCTACTCCATCATCGGAGACTAGCGAAGAATGAAACTTATTACCGAGAACATTGAATCAGTTGAGTTAATCACTGAAGAAAAGGACGGCGAAAAGAAACTCTATATTGAGGGTGTCTTTCTTCAGTCTGAAGTAAAGAATCGCAATGGAAGGGTTTATCCTTTTAAGGTTCTCGATAATGAAGTTAAAAGATACCATGAAGAGT